TGGTGCTTCCATTTGATCCATCTCGTCCATCCAAGTATCCCAATTTTTTTCCAATAAGTCAACAAACGCATCGTTGTTTCCTCTGTCTTTGTATCGTTGAATGTATTCATCTTTGATGTCTCTGTTTGGATAAACCAATACAAATGGAATTCCTTTTTTAAGAAGTGCGTCTCTCACATCTTTATGTGATGATACTAAAATCTTATCCACTTTTGGATCCATAACATTTCTTTCAATGTGTTCAATGTAGTTATCAGGAAAATGTTTCTTATCGAACTTTGAACTATCGCTATCCAACACATTTCTATCTGTAGTGTTGAAGTAGGTTGTCTTCCCTACACCGGGGAATGCTGAATATACTTTTGTTGTCATATTATTTAATTGTTATTTCAATGTTAGTCGCTCGTTTTGGTGGTTTAGGTGGTGGCGGAGCTTGTCTTCCTTGACCAGTAAATGGTTTACTATTACTCTTTGTTTTTCCTTCTTTGATTGGTTGTGGTTTCATATCTATTTTATTTTACCAACTATCTACATCTGTTAATACTAAATCAATTTTCACCAAGTGACTATAGACAATGATTTCCTGACCGATCCCATTTGAACTATACTTCCATGTGAATTGTCCGTACTCTCCGTGTAACGCCTTTATGTGCGATATCCATTCGTCGTAACGAGCTTGTTGTTTGTCGTTTAATTGGAACGATATTTTTGTGTTTTCTTTTTCCATAATTTTAATCTTTGTATTTGTAATTGTCAAACTTTTTGTTTTTACTTTTAACTCTCCATCTAATGGTCACCATAGGTATGTTAAGTATTTTAGACGCTTCACCAGCAGACCTATATTCCACATTATCAATTATTATAGGTATGTTCTGTTCTCCATTGTAGGTTCCTTTTCTTTTCTCACTTAATCTCTTTTTAGTTTCTTCAGTGTGTTGTTTACCAAAAAAAGGATTTTTATTACCACTCTTGTCTCTACAATTTATACAACTATTGTTGGTTGGTGATATTTTTACACCACATTCACAATATTTAAAACTTGTACCACCTTTCCAATTTGGATTTTTATCCATCGGTTGGGAATGTTTTTCTTTTCTTTCATCTTCAGACATTAATTCATATCTTTTTCTAACTGATTGAGTCATTCTACGAACAATGTCTTCTTTATTTGGGTTCTTTGTTAGATTATCTCCACCACTTGATTTAATCCCTATATTGAACTCAGGGTGTAAGTCCAAGTATTTTTGTTCTAACTCAAGTAAAAGAGTTTCATCACACTCCTCAACTAACTCAAACACAAAATTATTATCACCATACTTATCCCAAGACCTTTGTAAGTGGTCATTATGGTGTTTTCCGTTTTTTAAGTTGTTTAAATGTGTTCTCCATCTTTTTTCTATATTTTTAGAAGAACCATAATAACACTTTTTGTTTTTCAAATTTTTTATTCTATAAATTCCAATCATAGGACTACCTTTTAATATAAATATCTACCAAAGTTAAAAAGTTAAAGGGTAGTCCTAAAAAATTAGTTAGAAAGTGGAAAATAAATTTTAGGGTGTGATTGGTAGTTTTTAAGTGTGAAATCACCAATAACATAAGATTCAATAGATGGTCTTGAACCTTCGTATGTTGGGAACTGATTTAATACAGGTAACTCAAATGGTTCTCTTGTTAATTGTTCTTTTACACCATCAATCTGATTAAGGTATATGTGACAATCACCTAAATTCCCAATCAATTCATCTGGAACCATATTAACCTCTTTTGCAATTATCGTTAAAAGTAACGCATATGATGCGATATTCATCGGAATTCCGAGTGGGAAATCACAACTTCTTTGATTCCACATTAAAGAGATTGCTCTGGTTGGTATTTTGTAAGGTGTGTTATCCACATTAGTTGGAACCATCGTATCAGCTAATGGACCATATTTTTCTTTCCATATTGGAAATGCTATTTTATATCTCTCTTCCAAACTCAACTCTCTAGTATAAACTTGAAATCCATAATGACAAGGTGGAAGAACTTGATTTGGTAAATCTGATGGGTTCCACGCAGTAACCATTAATCGTCTTGAATCAGGATTCGTTTTAAGGTCGTTGATTAGGTTTTGGATTTGGTCTATACCTGTTGTTGTAATATCGTAAATACCATCCCCAGTTTCATTTGGTATTTGTTTGAAATCCTTACCCCAACTTCTCCATTGTGATCCATACACAGGACCAAGTGATCCCCACTTCTTAGCAAACTCATCATCTGTTTTAATCATCTCAATGAACTGTTCCTGGTTCCAAATTAAATCAGGGTCACCTTCACTCGTATCCATAAAGTTTTTAAAAGCATCACCATCCCAAATATGACAACCATTATCAACAAGGAACTTAATGTTTGTATCACCACGAAGGAACCATAATAACTCGGTCACCATAGTTTTCCAAGCCATCTTCTTGGTTGTCAATAAAGGAAACCCTTCACTCATTTTATGACGGATCTGTCTACCGAATACTGAAATGGTGCCAGTCCCAGTACGATCCGATTTTGTTACTCCATTATCTAAGATGTCTTGGAGTAATTGTTGGTATTGTTTATCTAGTTTGTTCATCATCATTTGATTTGTTTTTCCATTCTTTCCAAGTTTCAAAATCCTTGAGGGATTCCAATTTTTCATTCTCCATTTGTTTAGCCTTTTCCGCCATACTAATAGAAATCCCACCAACTTTCTTGTACTGTTCCACTAACCAGTCTACAGGACTTTGTTCAATATTATTTTCCATCTTTAATAATTCCTAATTCAATTCTGTATTTTTTTATTTTGTCTCTGACAGGTTGGAACTCATCTCCGTTACTTGCCTTGTGTCCTTTACCGATCGCTTCATTGATCAGTCCCTCGTTTTTTAAAATAAAAGACATTTTTTCTGAATTTGTCAACTCATAAGGAACAACTTCTGTTCTAATGAACTCTCGGATCATATCTTTTATTTTACCAATCTGTTCTGCTGGGTTCTGTTTTGTTCCGTGAACCATTACAGATGTTTGGTAGATCGTTCTACTCAAATCTAATATCTTCTTATCAAATCCCATCTTTATCTGTATTTCTAATTACACCTTCAACTCTACCTCTATGGTTGTAAGAATCTTCAATTACTTCTTTCACATATTCTGTATGTGGTTTTGTTCTATCTTCTTGTCTATGGTAATATAATCCCCAATCTCTATTACCATCTTGGGCTGGTAGTGGTTGTATTTCTTTAACACCATCTCTTATCGCTCGGTTCGAATTAACCTTAAAAATTTCAGACATTAAACTAATATTTGAAATTTCTTTAATCTCTTTAACACCATTTTCAATAATGTCGTCTATCCTTTCATCTTGGTCTAACCAATCACCATCTTCAACATGTTTAACACCATTTTTAATTGTACTTATAACACTTATGGTACGAATAAGTCTATTCTCTTTGGTTTCTTTTACTCCATTTTCAATGGCATCTTTAATTCTAACGGGATCCACCCAAAATGGATCTATGATGTCCTTCACCCCATTTTGAATGGTGTCTTCAACTAGATGAATTGGTAAGTGTGTTCCTTGCTTGATGTCCTTCACCCCCTCTTGAATGATGTATTCAACGACTCCTTCGTCACCACTTTTTCCCCATAGTGTTCTAGTATCTTCAATACGGTAAAGATTACTACTCTTTTGAAAACGGGTCTCTTTTACCCCATTTTGAATAGCGTCTTCAACCTCATTATTTTGTTTTGGAGATTCAATTTGATGAACTATTTTACCTTTCATCTCTATTGACCCCAAATAACCACTAGGTGTTGTTTCTTTCACCCCATTTTCAATGGTGTCTTCAACAGGTTTAATACCCAAAAATCTTGATTCAAACCAGTTCTTAATCAAATCTTTTTCTTCGGTGCAGTCCTTACCGATTAGTTCCAATTCAACTTGAAATATATTATAGTTGAACCATAAAGTTTTATCTTTTGTGAACTCAATCACCCATTTTTTACTTTCTGTGAATATCAACCAAGTTGAACCCTGTTTTGTCACATACTTGTCGGCACCTTCAACCATTTGGTCAAACATCCCAAAGACAAGTTTCTCTAATTTATTTCCTGATGGATTTTTCATTTTTTCTCTCTTATCTCAATGTTGTTTCCTAAATAGTATTTTTCAAACACAGTTATGTTTTCATAACCTACCTCTAAAATTCTATCCAAAATATCATCAATAGTCAAATTCTCACCTAAGTATGAATCTAGTTTTTCTAAAAATTCTTTTGAGAAGTATTCAAGATCATCAAGTAATTTATTTCCGTGATCATCTGTTTTATATGGAACATCATATTTTTTCAACACCTCTTCAATTTTTTCTTGTAACTTATCATCCAAGAAAAATATATCCCAAGATCCCATAGGTGAATCACCTGTATCATTAATTCCTTTCAAGGTCAATTGGATTGCCCATTTTGTTTCAGTTTCATTCATCTTGTCCCAAATTCTTACCGTAAGTTCTTCAGTTGGAAATGGGTATTCGAATCTGATGATTCTGAAGTTTGTTAAATCTCTCATTATAGACTGTGGTGTTCTACTCGTTTAATTTTTGCGAAGTAATTTTTAATCATTTGTTCTTTGGTTTCACAATATTCACCCTTAACGACAAAATCAAATACAACTTCAAGATCTTCTTTTAAAAATTTTTGGGTACTTTCTTTAAGTAACCATTTTTTTGATTTCTCACATAATGGATATACCTTTTCATCATCACCATACTTGACCATCCACTCACCTAATGTTTGTATTAAATATCCTGTCATAATTCCATTTGTTTTTTCCATAATTGCTCTCTTTTTTTAGACAATTTTTCTTCTAAAGGATTAATGATATTATAATAATCATCTCTCCAAAATCTTTCAATTGATTGTCTTTTAAGTTGTTTTTCAAAATTGAATACTAACTTTTGAGCACTAAATGTTTGATCTCTTGTTTCACAGGATTCGATAACTTTTTCGATCCATGGGATAATGTCTCCGTAATGTCTACTTCTATTTTCCATATTGTTTTTCTAAATAATCGTAAAGGTTTTTAAAGTTAGTAGTTTCTTCTTTGTTTTGATAAAACGACATCATTTTTTTTGAAAATAGGCCGTACTTTCTATCATGACCCAATCTATCTTCAATGTGTTTTATTTGGACATCTTTATCCAAAATAGAAGCAATTTTATTAATGATGTCTAAGTTTTTTATTCTAAATCCTGTTCCAATATTCATCACTTGATTAACCACAGTATCATCAAACATTAAATCACAGATGACTTTTACATTATCATACACATACATCCACTCTCTGACTTGTTTTCCATCACCATATACTGGAATTGGTTTGTCTTCTTTGATTGATCTTGCAATTGTTGGTAAAAACTTTTCTTCAAATTGATGTTCACCAAAATTATTACAGGTCCTTGTAATCAAGTAAGGTAATCCGTAAGTTCTGTTTGCCGATAAGACTAACATATCAGAAGCTGCTTTTGTTGCTGAATAATATGAACTTGGTTTAAGATCATCTTCTTCTTTCGCTATATGGTTAATAGAAAAATGCTCATCCATGTCACCGTAGACCTCATCTGTGGATATATGAATGAACTTTTTTAAGTTCTTGTTCTTCCTTGAGATCTCAATTAGGTTGAATGTTCCTTCCACATTTGTTCTTACAAATGGTAACCCATTGCTGATTGAATTGTCTACATGTGATTCTGCGGCAAAGTGAACTATGTAATCAAACTCACCTAAATCCTCTGAGGTTACATCACATATATCTTTTTGTAAGAATGAAACATTATGTTTAATATTCTCTCTACGACCAGCATATGTTAGTTTATCAACACAAAGAACATTACATTCAAAGTTATCTAATAAATGGTTTATAAACGCCGAACCAATAAAACCCGCACCTCCCGTAACAACAACCTTCATATTATCTTAAAAGATTTTCTAATTGTTTCATGATAGTAAATTGTCGTCTTTGTAGTTCGGCAACTTTTCTTTTTTCTTCTTCGTTAAGTTCGTAACTGTTAGCTTTAATATCAGCTATTTCATTAGCCAATATACGATGTTCATTCATCAATTGACCGTGAATAATTCTTTTGTCTTGCATATTCTGTTTTTTTTTAATCCCACCACTGAGCTAGTTTTTCCTCTAAAACTCGGAAGAGAAGTTTATTTGCTTTATTATGATTATAATAAGATACTCTTAAACATAAAGTTTTTTTATCTTCAATAAAACCGTGTTCTTTAATAATAGCACGAACTGAAGATGGGTATTTGTTAAGGTACTCGTCAAATCTTTCAACACTTGTTTCAATCTCAATAGATTTTAAATTTTTATTATCCGGTACATCCTCAAAACTTATGGTATCATGCCAATAATCCATACACTCTAATGAATAGTGTTCTTCTCTAACTCTTTCAAGTAAGTTAAGAGCTAAAGTCATGTAACGATTATCTCTATCAACATCCACATGTCTATTGGCGTTGACTAATTCTTTTCTTTGAAACTCGATTTTCTTCTGTAAGATTTTTAAAATGTAGTTACCATCCCAATCTCTGTCGTGATACAAAGTTGGTATCCATCTGACGATGTTTTTTACACCCTCAAGAAAATATCTTATTCTCCAATGTAGTTTACCGTATAAAGTATTTCTACTCCATGCAGAGTCTTCTGGGATCGGTAGTTGTTTATATGTTTTCATTTATCTAATGTATGATCAATTAAAATGTAAGGCGGATAGATTCTAACTTCTGATCCGTCACTGTTAAAGTAGTATATCGTATCTCCATCAAAACTTATTGTGTCTGTATACCAAATTGCATCATGCATTGGGTTAAGTCCCGATGTTGGTACATAAACTTTTCCTTTGATTTCATACTTGTATTTTTTTTCCGTACAGGAAAATAACAAAAGGGTTAATAGTAAAATTTTAATTGTTCTCATCTTCAAATCTTGTTTCATATTCTTTTTTTATTTCTTGGTATTCTTCCATAACAACTTTATACTTTCTATCCATGTGAATCCATCCAACCACACTCACACCCCAAATAGTCCAATACATATAATCAAACTTTTGAGTCCAAAAAAATGTATAAAAAAATTCAAATAACCAAATAACAGTAAGTAAACCTGAAATTCTGTTATAGGTTCTTGCCTCGTCAATTTTTACTACCATTTTGTTTATCAACTCATATTCCTTGTCTTCCATTTTACAAATATAATAATTTTATGGTAATTCATCAAGCCAATCATCATAATCTCTAACAGGTACTCGTTCTAGATCTAATATTTCATTTTGCCAATTTTGTAATTCAGGTGTGTATGTGTCCCATTGTGGTGTCATATTTATAATTCTTGATTCATATCTTTTCTCACTTACACTCATTTCATCAAATGTTGCCTGTTGTTCAATAACTTTACCACTACGGTATTTTTTAATCAACTTTGGTAACTTCAAGGTCCCAAGTTTATACATAAGGTTGATGTTAGCAAGTTGGATTCTAGCAACTTGTGAAAACTCATCCGAAGGCATTGCATTAAACTTCGCTCTCTCTTGGACATTCAATATCTCATTTTTTCTGTATTGGTATTCAACGGTAATTCTTTCATCCCCATCGGTTGATCCTTTACGAATTGAGAAGATTAAACAGTCCGGTCTTTCTGAATATCCACGAACACAATTTCGTTGGTGTTGTGATTCTTTTTCGTAGTCCGCAGTTTTACGAAAAAGAACAGGATAATATGTTTCACCTTCATGTACGATTGGTGTTTCTAAACTATCTACATCACCATAGAATCGTTCAACCTCACCTTTTCTATATGATTGTAAAAGACGACTAAACTCCTCGTGTTCTAAATTAAAACTACTAATGTTTGTGAATTTAAATTTAACATCTTCACCAAGATTCATTAAATCTTTTTTCATCTCTAAATGGTCAATTAAAGTTCTCCATTTATAATGGTCAAAATATGGCATCAAATCTAAAATTCTATCTTTTTCTTTTGGAGTCAAAGGAACTAATGTTCTACCCAAGAAATATTGATTAAATTGTTCTTTATCTGAATAAAAACATTCAAAAGACCCACCCATTTGATTCATTTCCATTGGCATTGTTTCATCACCATAGTATGGGTCAAATACCTTGTTTTCAATTTTATTAAACCTGTCTATACCTAAAATGTTATAAACCATATACAATCTATCAAAATCAATCCATTCCATTTCATTAAAAATCTGTTTAACTTTGGATCCTTTGAGTTTTAGTTTATCCATTGCGGTATCAACCAAGTTCATATCAAACTTCTTCAATTCTTTTTTAGAAAAGAATGTGCCTGTGAATTTTCTCCAATTGTTTGGAATTTTAATACCATTAACCAAATAGTAAGTTAAACTATAAAATGATCTCATACAATCCCACTGAAAGTTTTGTGGATTTTCAATTCCCATTCTATCCCAAATCTTTTCCAAGAAAAAATAAAGATACTGGTCCACAGCAACACTATTTTCAATTCTAATGTTTCTTAAAAAAGTTTCTATAGCGAAGTATGTTGGATTCACTTTCATACTTCTACCAATAACTTTTTTCTTTTTGGTTGAGAATGTTCCAGAATAAAACATTTTCTTTTTGAAGTTAAAGGTGAGGTACTGTGTGACCTTTCTTTCTGTGAAGTACCTACCACCTACTTGTCTATTTTTTATGTGATATTGAAACTTAATCGATATTTTATCGTCACCCTCTTCTATGAATAATCTTTGTCTATCAAAGTGAACTGAAGCAAATGGATTCCCAAAATGTTTAACAAAAGCATCTTCAGTATAAAACTGACTATCAGAAAAGAACTTGCCTTTTTGTTTTGTTTCAACATACAAACCTAAGACATGCCTATCTTTTTGATTTATATCGCAATAATTAAGATATAAACTAGTTCTATAGTTCTTTATCTCAACAAACTTATGAAATGTTTTACCTTCTACTTCTAACATAAAGTAAGTATACAAAAAACCCCCGACTTATTCAACCGGGGGATCACACTTTTTTTTCATTAAACTAAACTAACTATAAACTTTCCAGGATTGTTCCACGCTTCGTTATAGATGAAGTCATAATCTTTGAGGTTCTTTATTACTACTTGTTTCATCGCTTGACTAATACCTGTGATGATCTCAACTTCCCTCGACTTTTTATTCATCTGTTCCCAAATAAATTGATCCATCAATTTGGATACATCTGCGTGTTTAACTCCATGTAAATCTAAAGTTTTCATAAAAAATGAATTTGTGTATTATGGCTGTTATGCCGCAGAGAAAGAAGTTGTTACTCGTTATCGTAAAACATTCTTTCACTATCTTCAGTGTGCCACTTGTCAAATCCTTCGCAATTATAATAATCTTTGTTTACCAAATAATCAGGTCTTTCAGGGAACGGTTTTGTAACAAAACTTGGTTCCGACCATTTTATTCTGTTGTTTGGTTGTAATGCAATTTGTCCATTATCCAAAAGTATTATATGATGACTTTTGTGTTCTAATGGATCTTCCGCCAATGATATATCTGTATTGATATCATTAGATCCCCAATTTATCGTCGCGTAATAACTACCTGAGTAAAACTTGTGATCTTTCATATACACCTCAACTCTTGTGTCATACAAATAAGATAAATGTATTAGGGTAAAGTTATATGAGAAACAATTCCAAATCTGTAGATAATGGAATGGTAGATCATCTTTAGGGATTTCAGGTTCGTGTAATAGTGCGTGACTTGGGAGTTTATCTCTTAATACACCATTCTCTAACAACACTTGAAATAGTGCCGCTTGACCTGGCATACACCTAACAGATATGATTACACCTGGTGTCAACTCACCTTGACCTTTTTGATGTTGGTACATGTATTCATTTCGGACCCAAACTTTGAGGGGGAAAAAATTGTGTTCTATATAAGCCATTATTTTTTGTTTTTCTTTTTAAAATATCTATAAATCAAGTAACCACTCAAGATAACTATTGTTAAAGACAATCCTGAAATGTGAACATATGTTTCTATAATACTCATCATAGACTAAACTTATATACACCATCCTCGATTTGAACCTCTAAGATTCCTCCATTCTCAATTATCTTTTCAATTTGTTCTGGTTGGAATTTAATGTACTCAGGTTCCATGAATATTTTACTTGCTTGAGTCAAGGACAGTTTGGATCCTGTTAATAAATTTAAAACAGTTTCGTTTTCACATTCCACAATGGATGGGTATTGTCCACCAACTGTTACAATAACTTTATCTCCGATTTCTACTTTGTCTAAGGACACAATATATGGTCTTTCGTCAACCATTACCAATTTAACTTTTTGTTTTTCATTTTCACTCATAACATAAACCCGTACATTTGTGATACGGCTCCCATATATTTTTTTAGATTTATTACAGCCTGCTTGAAATCCACTCTTGGGGTTTCCTTGAACCTTTCTGACAGCTGATCATCAGTTAAAGTTTTATCACAACTATCATAGATGTCTTTTAGCATCTGAAGATAAATCTCTTCTTTACTATAAGTATCATCGATTTTTTTTTCAACTACTTGACCCTCCAACTCAACACAATAGTCGATCAATTCCTGAACCTCAGGATGATCCATCAAATGGGTATTAGTCTTAAATATTTGTCTTATGTTCTTCATTTGTTAAAAATTTGATAACCTTTTCCTTAATTCCACATTGTTTGATTCCCTCACTTGATTTCGGTGTTAGAACAAAATTAGTTATTGCCCAAGCATCTTTCCAAGGTTCACCATTCTTACCCATATTTAAATCATCAACTGAAACCCAATGGGTAACCTCAGGATGATCATGTAAGTATTGTTGAATCTCAATGGTTCGTGTTTGTTCTAACTCCCATCGTGGTGACCAAATAAATAAATCACTATGAGCAGTACAATTCTGAATGTTCGGTGTTAAAGCGATTGGTCGTTTGATGATCCCCTGACTTTCGTAGTAATCACCAAGTTCTTCAAGTGTTGCATGTAATTTCCAATCAGAACTTACAACGATCTCACAACCTGTTTCTTCGATGATCTCATTTAAGACCTTAATTGCCTTATTATCAAAATCATCAAAACGATATTCAACAGGAGCCTCCTTTATGTTTGAGGAAGATTCAGGATTTGCTGATCGGTATTTTGCCCATTTTTTTGTTCGTCCACCCCAGTTATTGGAGAGACAGATTACACCATCATTATCTAAGAATAAAACTTTCATTTGAATATTTTTTTGCGTTTCCCTATAACACCAATTACTAACACTGCTAATATATAAAAAATCCCTATAATCATCAAACAATAATAATAGTTTATCTAAAATAGAAAAGGGGGAGTAGCGAATTCCCCCTTTAAATCGTTACCCTAACGGATAACGGTCCTAAAAGCCCATCAATTAAGATGGGGTCTTTTAAAAACCCCCACCACAAAGATGGGGGTTTATATGATTTGTTTCAAGAGTCAAAAATAGGTTAAAAAAAAGAGTTTTAAGATTTAATCAAATGACTTTTGAGTGTTTGAGATTTCAGTTTGAGTCAGTTCGTTACCTTTATCAATTATCCATCCAGTCGGATACTAATTGTAGAACAACCATCACTTTCTCACCCTATCCACAAACCATATTAAATTTCTGTGGTTGCATTGAAGGTGTCCAACTTGTCTTGGATTTCTTCAATATTTGTTTCCATCAATTTAATCATTTGATTTCTATTAACCAATGATATTTCTGAAGTTAAAACTATTTCGCTTTCCATTCGGTAACGGTCACGATTTGATTTTCCTTCAGTACAGTCCATTTTCTTTAGGGCTGCAATTGTTGATTTCATTTCTGACATCCAAAAGATGTCTTCCATCACAGGTGTATTTGCAATGTGGATTCTCGCTTTCAAAGACGCCAATTCTTTTGTGTCTTTTTGGATCTCATTATACAACATCGATGAGCTGTATGGTCTTTGGTTTCCAACTTCAATTGAGTTGTGTTGTTGCATCAACTTCGTGTTCTCAGTGATGTTTTTAACCAACTTGTTTTTCTGCTTAAGTGCTTGTTTAATTGTCATGTTTTCTTTTTTGTTTTGAAAGTATAAATAATCTTTTCTATTTTATGAATCTTAAATAATAAACTTCACCTAATAATAACATTGATAATGTTGACATTACAAATCCTAATCGATCCTCAACATAAAATGTTCCCCCCATTACAAATAACAAAATTAAAAATAACGGTAAATAATAAATTCCTTTTTTCATCGTCCAAATCCTACTTTTCCTGATCCTTTAATTGATGGTGCTTTCTTCAATCCTTCGAGGTTATCCATCACTTCCTCAAATTCTCTTCCCATAACTATAGTTGAAATTACAACTTCTTTCAAGTGTGAAAGTGACATTCCGTCTGTTCTTTTTACCCACTCTTCAATATCAACATTCTTAATATCTTCATCAGTAAGTTTGTGACGAATGTATGCTTCACGAATCTCATCGTTTGGTAGTTCAACTTTGTATCGTCTATCAAAACGAGATGGTCTATTTGTAATACGATCCTGTAATTTCTCAGGATAGTTGGTTGTCGCAATATATACAACATCTTCAATCTGTTTTACACCATCCAAGATGTTTAACAATCTACTTGTTGAGTGGCTGTTCTCACCCGCAATTGAATCTATGTCTTCCAACAAAACGATCAATGGTCGTTCTGGTTCAATCTTTCTGAATGTCGCAATAAAATCCATGAAGTAATCAATATCTTCCTGATCTTTAATGTTAATGATGATACCATCATTCTCAATCAATTGTTTTGAGATCAACTGAATGATACCTGACTTACCACAACCTGGCTCACCATACATTAGAATACCTCGTTTGTGAACAAAGTTATATTCTTTATACTTGTCTTTACGATCCCAAAAGTTTTGAATGTCTTTTAAAATATCTGTGATCTCATATGATGGTAACTGATACAACTCATCCGTTTTGAATGGTTGTTTCTTTAATGTGTGTTGGTTTAATTGTCTGTTCCACACAACTTCGTAAATACCTGATGGTACTTTAGCAACTGATTTAAATGCCGGTACAAACTCTTCATCTTGTAATGTCCCCCAACATGTTGGTGAATTAGTTACAATCTTGTCATCATCATAACTAGTTGTTTCAATATAATCGTTTGGTATTCTAATATTTTCCATCTCTTCAATCATCTTTAACTCTTGGATGTAGTCATCAATTTGGTCCTCTCTCATCGTACTAAAATTGGGTGTATAATTATTAATATTTCTTCTGTTTTATCTTTCATTCTCACAACTCTGTCTTTATGTAGTTTCAGAGTTTCTTTTGGGTTTTTTGTTTTTAAGTGTTCAAATTGAGATTTCATTTCTGTTCTCGCGTCTGATTCTTTTTTGAAGTACCCAAAGTAGTCATCACAACCACCCACTCCTCTTGTTCTATCGTAAACCCCATAGATCAGGTCGTTGTCTTTTGCCATTATAATTTATTTGCAATTGTTTTAATTGTTTCTTCATCTTCGTTTGAAAGTCTGTGTCTGTTGTTCATTAGATTCAAAAGTGTTTTTTTCCATTCCTCATCTAAAAAACTCATACTTTCGTTTTTACTTGTGTTAGTTGAGATAACCAAACCTTCTTCAACAAATAAATCAACTAATTTCAAAACCTCTCGGTCCGATAAATTCTCATAGATATCATCAACTGATAAATCTACTTCTGCCTGTGTCCAAAATGTTGCCATAATTTTTTCTTTTTTAAATGATAATAAAAAAAGGTGACTCCATCAATGGGAGTCACCAACATTATTTTTTTCTCCGTAGATCAAGTAATCAGGATTAATCACCTTTGCCACTTTGTGACGATCACCACTTAAGCATTTCACAACAATTCCTTCGTGAGGAACTTTAGTTGCTCCAATGAAATTACCGAATACAAACATGTCTTGAATCTCTTTATTCCACGGACCAGTGTATAATAAATCTACTTTTGGCAAATCTAATTCCTTAAATATAACTCTTTCGGTAAAGAATGGTTGGTAAACACTATCTATCTCAACATCAAAACCAGCAAAACGGATATCAGTTAAACCGTATTCGTAGTTCTTTTGAATTCCATGTCCGTAGATTTCTCCATAGATTACAATACCACTTCCCAAACTTTCAGGAGTATAATGTTTTTTTACATAGTTCCACAACTTATCTTGGATGTTGTATTCTTCCGCCACGGTTCTCCACACATCAGTTGAGTAAAACCCTTGAGAAGTAGAACCTTTTTCAACATTGTGTGATCCATATACATAATCAAATTCAACCCATTTGTTTCCAAAGAATTTTTTGATACGATCTAATACGGTAAGTTTTTTCTTTCTTACAATACCATAACGAGCATTAGTTCCGTGAAGTTTACGAGTTATCGATACATCATCTTCTTCAGTAAATAAATCAGGTACATTCTTCAAGTTAGGGAACTTATAGTAGATATGGAAGTTAGGGTTTTGGTGGTATTTGAATTTTCTACCTCCAACACTCATCTCAACCATCTTAACTGGGGGTTCGTATTTGGTTACACCTAAAATACCCATCATGTCATGACCTTCACTTACATTGTTTTCCAAAGACTTTGGTGCCAAGTATTTGAATGGGATCAATAAACACTCAGAGTAAACTCCACGAAGTTTAACGGTTCTAACTCTTTGACCTTTTCTTAAGTAACCAGTCACTCCCATCAAGTCAGATAACTGAACAGGAATTACAGCATCAGTAGTTGCAACAACAACCTTATTACCTATTTCATATTCACCTTTCTTGGTAATTGCTTGCCAACCACCAACTATTGCAAGTTCTATGTTATCTGCCCCTTCTATTGGTCTGATCTCTCCGATTACACCAACATAACATACACTATTTAAATTTTCCATTTTCTATACTTTTTCAAATTCTTCTTTAACTAATTCTATTTCACCATTCAACCTTTCAAGTTCTTTAGAAATCATTTCTTTAATAGCTTCTTTACTATAAACACTAACCTCATCTTTTCTTGAGAGAAATACCTTTGATGCGTTAAATTCAATAGTCACATTTAAAGAACAAGATTCTAAAGCGGATTCCAATTTACGCTTCTGTCTTTCCAATCTATCAAGGTTTTCTTTAACTTTTTTTGCTTGTTCAAATTTTTCTAATTCCATAACTATTTTTTTATATTGTGTGTTCCCAAAATACTCTATCACAATTTTGTGGTAGTTTGTTGATGTGTCGATAATTGTTAATATATCCCATCATATTAGCAGCACCAACAGCATTTGCTGAGTGAACAACAACTCTAACAACAGGTTTTCCGTCCATCCACTGATTAACCAACCATTTGGTGCAATCCATACCAGTCTTTTCAGTGATGTTATCATAGTTGATCGCATAGTTTCTTACTACACCGTGTAACCATTCTTTCATCGCACTATCACCCAAGTCGTGATCAAATGAAATTAGTTCAGTATTCTCTAAACCAATCTCATTTACCTTACTTACAAATTCATCGTAAGAACGAACAACTATCCAACTTGGGTCAACAGGTGTTCTTACATCATCTAAATAAATTTTTACTTTTTCCATTTTTTACAAATATAATAATTTTTCTGTATTCAATTCTTTTCCTGTTATCACAAAATACGCATTTTGTAATTCGTGAACATATCTCATTGGTTTAATACCACTTAACCCCTCAATACCATACAAACCTTTATGTATGTGTGTGAGTGATGTATCATCTGTCTCCCACCATTCAAACTCACCAATACCAGGTGCGGTGTTTTTCATCTTAACAAAATGAAGTAACTCCAAAATCTCATCAGTTATTTCAACCGGTTTGAAGTCATCGATGTGAAGAGGTAGACCATCTTTGGTTCCAATATAAAGTCCGTTAAAGGCAATCGCTTTAACATTAGTCGGTGTTCCAAAAAGTGGGTGGGTTACAATACTACCCACCCTTAACTCATTCAATGTCATACAATCCGTCTTTTTCAGAATCCCTCATCATTTTCACTAAAAGAGCTTCTCTGTTATACTTTCGTATTAGTTTGAAGGTCTCGGGAATATCAGTAAAATCTGATGGTGGACTATCGATCCTACCCGGTAAGAATATCAAAGTAAAACCGTGATTACCATATAATCTCTCTTTCACTTTAATACCACAGATTTCATCAATATAAACCCAAGGGAAGTTACCCTGAAGTTTAATTTCAATTCCAATTTTTTTCAATCTTTCTACAAAGACCTTGATTTTATCACCA